GGTGTGCTCATTGGATGATGCCTAAATCCTTAGCGGCATACCCTGATCGGATGCTGACATTAGCGCCGCCTTGTAATGCGCCGCTAACAACTGCGGCAAATGCGTCATAACCGTTTTGGCCATCTTCCATCAGCACCATCTCGTCTATTTCATCTGGTTTGCCGTCTACATACCAGCTAACGCGCACGATCGCTAAGATCTCATCCGGCAGGCTGCTGACGTGATAGTCAAGCTCCTGCTGTCTCGGCTTCTCCGGTTCGATCATCACTGCCACGTCGATCAACCAACTGATCAGGTGGTCCAGCAGGTCGTAAATCCATTCCCGCACTTGATGTGGCATCTAGTTCTTCCTCAACGTCGAAGTCATCGCCTAGCACCTCACCATCAGACAATTGCTGCAGCAAGGTTTCTTGGGTGATGGTCCCTGCAGTGTAAAGCTGCAGCAGGCTGTTGATCTCCTGCGGTTCAAGCCTGGTGCCCATAAAGTCACGGTTGACGCGGCTGCTACCGGCGGCTTCATTTTGGCCGAGGTACTGCGCATGAAACTGCAGGCAGTTGTCGATCATGTCTTGCATATTCTGCGCAATCACCATCATGGTGCTGTCGCCTTGGCTGCGGTTGATGCGCTTGGCTTCAGCAGTTTCAGCGGTCAGCTTTTGGCCTAGCACTGCTGATAGCCCCAGCTCGTTGATCTGCATCGCCAATGCTTCTAGCCGCTTGAACTGGTACTGGAAACTGGTACCACCGGGTTCGATGTACTCAGCGCGCCCTTCAGCAGGAAATGCAATGGCTTCACCGGGACCTGCTGATACCTCCTCGGCGCTTGATGGGAAGCCGTAAAAGGCCAGCATCGGCACGGCTGAGATATGTAGCTGGTTGTCAAGGTCTGACTGGATCTGATAGGTCTTTAGGTTCAGCTCTGCAATATCCTCCAGCGGCGGCCGTGACTCCATGAAGCCAATGCGGTTGGAGTAGGCGATGCTGAACGGGATCGAGCTAAGGCTGGTGCGGCCTTCATCTACAACGCGGAAGTCACCCTTGTCATCCTTCTGATGGATCTCATATTCACCAGGCGTTAATACACGCACCTGCTGCACTAGCTTCTCGCCGTACAAGCCATCGGGCACGCTGGCTACCTCTTGTAGGCGCAGCATGGTTAGCTCCTGCTTACCTTCCTTTGCTTCAGTTCTCCATCCTAAAATCTGGCGCGGCGTATATGTCACCCAATAGGGTCTACCGCCATCAGCAGGTGCATCCACCAATGTACCAACGTGCCCATAACGCACCATCTTGCGTGCTGATTCGTATGTCCAGACGTTGAGGTCATTACCGTTGAGGTCAACATCAAATAGCTGCTCGGTGATAGTGTCGCTGGTATCAACCAACCGCACCGGCTTGCGCGTCAACATACCAGCCAGCAACCGCTCAAGGCGCTGGTAGTACGGCGGGCATACGCTACGAGCTAGGCGGTTGTCGTATGACTCATCCTGCTCCCTAGGTTCCTGCGGTAGGTAGCGGCGATGCTTTTGCCGCATCCCAAAAGTGCCCTGCAGTAGATCTTCAATCAAGATCCAATGCTGCTCTTGCGCGTACCAAGCGGTGTTCGGGTCTTGAACGCGAGTTACCTTGCGCTCTGTTAGAGGACGGTCGTATGCGCCAAGGCCCGAATACATGTTCTACGTCAAGCTCCCGTCAGCCTAATACAGCCTTACGCCAGTTCCACGTCCAGCGCCTGCATGTAATGGGTTGAACTCACGCCATATGACGTAACCCAGTGCGTCGTTCATGTGGTCGTAGCCGCCATCCTTATCGGGGTCACCTTTCTCGCTGTAGCTCTGCAGCTCTAAGCATTCGATCACCTTGCGACAGGTGGCCGCAATGGTAAGCCTGACTTGGCCTTTGCCGTTTTCCAGCAAAGCTTGAACAGCAGCCACGCGATCACGAACGCCAGGGTTGCTCTTAGGCGATTGGTTGCTAAAGCCATAGGACTCCAAGATCTGAATATCGGTTTGGCTTGCATTGGTGCTGCGGTTACCGCCGCTGGCATCTGGGTATGCGTAGATGCGGTGATCTGGGTAGCGGCGCTTGATCTCCTGTGCCAAGGCGTCGGTGTCATGCGCGCCAGAGATCTCATCAACTACTAGCAGGGTGTTGCTTTGCCTGATGGCGATGACGGCTGACATATTGCCAATGTTGAAGTCAACGCCAACGCGCAACGGTTGCTCGCTGATGTCTGGCAGGTCGGTGACAATGTGCTTGGCACGATCAAAGCGGTCATATACCTGGCCAGTGGTGAGGTTGACAAACTCACCGTCGAGGTATGCGCGTAGTAGTTGTGGGTCATAGTTGGCCTGCAGCCGCTCGATGAAGTCCGGCGGTAGGTGTGGGTTATCAGCAGTGCGCATCTTGATCAACTTGCGATCAGTGCGCTGCTGGGCGTCATCACTGCCGAAGGTATTCCACATCCAGCGAAACCCCTCGGGCGTCGATGCTGCTGCAAACTGCCTGACATTGCCAGACCGCAAGCGACCAAGAATCTTAGGGAATGCCTTATTGGCGATCGCAGGTGTCACGGTGTCGATCTCATCCGCCAACACCCATGCCAAGTTGAGGCCAATAATGCGTGACCAGTTCTCAAAGCTGCGGCACAGAATCTTGGTGTCACCGCCTGGTAGGTGCAACATGTACTCCGGCAATGGGCTAGCGCGGAAGGTGTACGGGATGTCGTACGCCTCTAGGAAGTCATCAAAGTCGTTCTGCCAGATGTCGCGGATCAATGGGCCAGTGGGCTCCATGACTGCGCCAATAAAGCCTTGATTAGCTGCAGCCAGCATCACTGCCTTAGCGCATAGCGCCCTAGTCTTACCGGCGCCATAACCAGCCGAGATGCCAATGATTTCGGTAGTGGTGTCATCTACAAATGCAAGCTGACCAGGGTGCAAGTCATTGCGGATGCTTACCAACACCTCATCCATGGATGCTGCTGTTGGCATCTCCATGAAACTAAGCAGCGGCGTATCTTCGCAGATGCCAGCGACAAGGCTCACGACATCTCAAACCGCAGCAGCCGCGCTTGCTTGTCCAGTGCTATTAGCGCGGTGTTGATCTGGTCCTTATCAGCAGCGCGACGCTCGTATTCAAGCAACCTAGCTAATGCTGACTCCATCCACTGAGGGCGCGCTAGCTCTGCGTCTAGGGTCAGTAAATGACGAGCGCGCGCAATATAAACATCAGTTTGGCGATCTCCTACCCCCCAGTTTTCTGCGGCAAACTGAATGATCTGCTTTCTGCTGTGAGCGCGCAAGAGTAAGTCATAAACAGCATTTGTACGCTGCTCTGACTCTGAGTTGTTGCACTTACGCGCCACTGTTTTTAACTGCGAATTTGCACAGGCATTATCAGGTAAGTCTGATCTGGTGCATTGGTTGGCGTCAATACTACAGGAGTAGTTGAGCCATTTGCTGACAGTGTAACAGTTTCCGAAGACCTAAAGGCTTTGAGGCCATCTAGGAGGTAGTGCACGTTGAAGGCTAGGGCAAGCTTGCCGGTAGTGCCGGTGTACTTGATGGCTTCGGTGCCATTACTGCCGTCGGAGTCGGCGGTGATAACCATGGTGTCCTTGTCACCGATTAGCAGGTTGACGACGGAGTTGTGAGCTTCAGCGATGAGTGCCACACGCTCTAGGCATCGGGTGAAGCGATGACGGTCAAGGGTGATGGTGTGCTCAAAGGTTGGCGGGATGAGCTTGGCTACGTCGGGGTAGGTGCCATCAAGGATGCGGCTGTAGATGGTGATGCCATCGCCTGCGTCGATTACGGCCTGACCAGCGGCTGCAGCAATGCCAACGGTGCGATCCTGCAACAACTTCATGGTGCTGGCTGGCAGGGTGAGGTTAATGCCATCGGGTAGCGCTACTGGCAGGCGGATAAGGCGATGCCCGTCGGTGGCTTCCATGTAGCCATCTGCTAGGTGGATGCCCTGCAGCACTTGCTTGGATGCATCGTTGCTGGCAGCAATCAGGCAAGCGCGTACGCCAGCGGTGATGTCCAGATCAGCGCTAGCAGCCTCTACAACCGGCATTGCGGGGTAATCCGCAGCATCGGACACCGCAAGGCCATAGGAGCCCCCAGGAGCGCTCACAGCGCCATCTGTGATGTCCACAGCCTCGCCATCGTCCATGCGGCTTACAAGGCCAGCTAGGAGCCGATAAGGGAGTGCCACGGCGCCAGCGGTATTAACCACTGCTGGAATGGTCACCGTGATGCCTAGGTCAAGGTTGTAGCCGGTGATGGTGACATTGCCACCGCCAGCAGTGATAAGGCAGCAGTCAAGGATCGGGTGTGAGCTGCGGACACCTACTGCGGGCGCAATGGTGCGCAGTGCATGGTCTAGATCAGCTTGCGAGATTGTGAGCTTCATTGAGTGCAGCGATGATGTTGTTGTAATCGGCTTGAAAGCTGGCGACGAGTTCCATGGGGATGGGCACGCCGTCATCTTGAGCATTGTCGCGGATGGCATGGGCATATGCCATCGCTTGCGTCATGCAGTCATGCAAGCGGTTGATGACCGGCGACTGCTTGGCGCTGATGTTTATCAAGTCTGGTGATGACATAAGCAACGAGATATTCAACCTGCTGCCGAGGCAAGTCACCGCGCATAGCGCCAACTGCATCAGCAACCAGCGCATGGTACTCCACCGTGTTCAACCGTGCAACCGGCAGGCTTAACGCTTTGTTGCGAATGAACGCTGAGCGGCTGGTGCCTGCTACTGCCGCTTGGTGGTCCAATGCGGTCAGGTCAGCGGGCTCAAAACGAACTTTGATCTCTTGCATGGGGGGGTGTTACGCCTGTTACGGTGCGTTACGCCTACCGTAACACCCGAGATCGCCCGCCAGCAACGGGATCTTAGCCGCTTGTTACGTTGTTACGCCTTTTTCAGAAGAGACATACATACAAGAGGACAGGCAGATCAGTAGGTAGGTAGGGCTTCTTATATAAGGGGGGCTCTACCGCGCAACCGTAACAGGCGTAACAAGCGTAACAACCCAGTCCACGACAAGGTTTTTACCGTAACAGGCACCGTAACAAGCAAAGGCGACCGTAACGGTCAAATTGTGGCTACTGGAATGCTGACAGCCCTGCTGGTGCCTGACATCCCACGGAATCGGGTGACGCCAGGGCGGCCAGCACCAGCTAGGCGCGCAAGCACCGTCGGCCAGCAATTGCTCCATGGCGTATCGCTGAGGATGGATGCCACGGCGTTGGCAGTATTGGAGACGTAAAGCAGGCCAGCTTCGGCTTTGATGCCATTGCGGCCAAGGGTGGCTTCGGCTAGTTCAGCGGTCACGTTGAGGTCATTGCCGTGGTGCAAGGCAAGGTCCACAAGCTCGCTGATGGTGCGTGTAACGGTCTTGTCACCTTCAACGCGAAGCTGATGTTGCAGGATGCGTTGTAGGCAACGCTTCTCATCTGGCACCTCAGTTGATTGACTGTATGGCTCCCAATTGTTCTGCTCAATTAGATTCCATGCCTGCTCGCGTGTGGCGACCTCACTGGACTGCAAAGACCATGCTCCAGCTAGAAGAGTGCCGTATTGATCGCCTAGGCGTTGGCTATCAAATGCTTCTGCTGCTGCACGGGTGAAGATACGCACGCTGGCGCGTATTGTGGGGATGAGTGCAATAGTGCGAGCTTGCAATCGCTGACCAGTTGATTCTGATATGCAGCGATCAAGATCACGCTCTAGGGACTCCCAGTGAGCAATGCGCTCATCTTTGGCAATGTCACTTGAGTTGCGTAATGTAAGCTGCGCAAAGCGTGACTTATCAGCACCTTGCTTGAGTGCGGTAGCAATACTGCTCATAAGAAACATTGAGCGGATGGTGTAACGCTGGCTGTCACCTTCTGGACTGCCTTTAAGGGTATGCGCCTTGGACTCACTGGATGCAACGCGGGCAAGGCCAAGGATGGCTTGCATTCGCATTTGGTCTGAGCGCTCATTGGATTCAGCTTCATCGAAGACCACTGGTCGCGCATCAGCACGCAACTCTTGGCGGATACCAGGCTCAGTGGTGTTACCGCTAACGATCAGGCCCATGTCGCCAAGCAATGGGACGACGTACTTCTCAAGCACTGCCGATTTACCGGAACCGGCACCAGCGGTAAGCCAAGCATGAGGGCGCCAGGCAAGAGCACCGCAGATTGGCGCAAGTGTCACCCAGCCGGCTAGTAGCAAGCCTGATGCGGGTACCTCCCAGTGGAAGCGCTCGGCTAGCTCACCGATCTCGTATGCCTCGGTGTCGGTGAGCGGCTTGGCGCCATTGGAGCCATGCAGCCTGGCAAGGCGCTGATAGATGTAGGCGCTGTTGCTGATGCCATCGGATGTGCGCTGCGGGATGCCATCAACGATGAGCCGGTCACCTAGGTGCAGGATGGTGCGCTTGTTATCCCACCATGCGCCACGACCGCGGATGCGATCAGGGCTGTAGACACCTGCTGCAGCCTGCTGCGCAAAGAGACTGCCGGCTGCTGCGGTCCAGTTGGCGCCAGTTTTGGATGGGTACAGCGATTCCCAGTAGGAGAGCGGCGCAATGGCTACGAGGTTGGTGCCGGTGTGGCTGCTGCGTGATAGGCGCGTGACCTGGCCAGTGCTGTTGGGTTGGTAGTAATAGGAGTCGTTATCAAAGCCAAGGCAGGTGAAATATTCGCCTACCGCCGGCAGCGGATCAGGATCAATGGCTGGCTCAGGCTCAGGCAGTGGCGCCAGCTCGGGCAGCTCAATGGGTGTCGAGCGGTTGGCCTTGAGATAGGTGGATGCCTCTGCTGGCGACCATGTTGCATCTGCCAGATCCCAGCCTTCATCGACATCAGCAGGTGGCTGGACAATGCGGACTTGGGCGGCACCAGCTTTAAGCAGCTTTGGCGCCAACTTGGCCATTGCTTCGCGGCCAGGTGCATCCGCATCAGGCCATAGGACGCAACGCCTGCCCGCTAGCGGTGACCAGTCGGTTTTGTCGATGGCTTTGCAGCCCGATGGCCAGCAGCAGCAAGCAGCAGATGGGAATAGACGCTGCGCTGCATCAGTGGCTTTCTCGCCTTCGCATATGAGCACTGCTGCAGTCGGGTCGCGCCTAGCCCAGTAGAGCGGACGGGGTGCTGGCGGTGCCTTGCGTTTCCAGGATTCGCCGTCAAACCACAGCGGACGGATCTCCTTCTCGTCGCCTGGTAGATCGCGGCGCACAACATAAAACGTATCGCTGTAGCGCCAGTGAGCGTCCCAACCTTTAAGTGGTGGCGCAGGCATTGGTTTGGCTAGGCCCAGATGCTGCTCAATGCGCTTGGCGGCTTCGGCAAAATCCCATCCCGTCTTGCGCATCAGTAGATCCATGCCATTGCCACCGCCGCCGGTGCAGGCCTTGCCACCACATTTATTGCAGTACCAAGAGCCGGTACCGTCTTGATCATCAAAACGATAGCGATCCTTGCCGCCACATAACGGGCACGGCTGGTGCTTATCGGTTAACTGATCACCGGTAAGGCCAGCAAGATCCGTCAGCAGGTCGGGCCACCTGCCGTTTGCTGCGTCGAGGATGCTCATCGCTTGGTCGCTGGCAGGATGCCGTCGCGGTGGAGGCGCATGGCTTCGGCAATGAGGAGCCTGACAGCGGTACCGCGTGACATCTGATCGCCAGACCACTGGTCAAGCCACTGGATCTGCTCCCGCGTCAATCGCAGGCTAAAAGGCGGGCAAAGGGGCATTGGGGTCGCGGAGCACTTGCCAATGGTAACCCAATGGGTTACGATGCGCAAGCCAGGCGGGTTTAGCCCTGCATAGCGCTCAGGCGCTGTTTAGCAAGTCACCCGCCGCACCACTTGCCATATGGAACAGATCAGCTTTTTGCCGGAGCCGGCGCCCATGCCAGGGCCGCAACCGATTCACGTCGGTCAGCGCGTTTGGGGCTGTGATTATGGCTCTGGCTACTTTCATTTGCATTGCGACGGCACATACAAAAAGGTGCTGCCTGATCAATTTGCCGCATTGTCATTTGCAACCGCTGGTGATGTAGTAGTGGTGGAAAATGCGCACATGCAGCCAAAGGTTAGAAGCCTTGCGCAGGTTTTTAGCTTTGAGCAACTTATTGCAATCAAGTCAGAGGCTCTACGGCGCGACATTTCAATCCGTTTGTGGTTCCACTCACAAACACCTAAATGGCGGGCAACGCTTGGCATGGGCGACAAGTCTGACGAGGTAGACGCCGAAACTGTTTACCGAATTATCCAGTATCGCGGGCTTGATGGATTGCAGTATTTTAATCCACGGCAGCAATACCCACCGCGCATTGAGTGGGCGCATGAACAGCTTAAAGATATGAACGAATGGTTGAATGTAGCTAGATGCGACTATCAAGCCAAGAATTGCGCGGCTTTTAGGTTGTACATAAAAGAAGGCAGGCCAGCAGCGGTAAGGGTAATGCTGCAAAAGTACAATGCCGGCACATGCAGCCCTGATCTTTACAAGGATTGCAGCAACTGGTTTCTCAAGTCACAAAAGGCTAAACAAAATGAGCACATTTACGGCTTGAGCTTGTGGGCTGCCTTTGTGGCCAGTGACGGCACAACGCGCAAGTTTAATGGCCAGATGCCTGGCGTTAAGTTTGTGATGCAAGAACTATTGCGGCAGCGACCTAATCATTTTAAGGGTGGTACCGCTAGGTCAAACATCATGCACCATCACTTTAGGAACTTAGCAATAGCTGAACTTGGCACGCGGGCAAGCAAAACGCGACTGCATGAGTTTGAGCCACATGAAAAGGAAAAGTTTCTTGTCTTTAGGCGCCGCTATCGCAAAGCGATGACAACCACATTACATGCAATGCGCGAGTATTTAATTGAGCGTGATGTTGTTTAGGGTGCCATGCCGTATCGCGGCATTTAGCTCAACATAACACTACGCTCACACTATTCCTGCGGTTGTTTAGACTGGCACACCTTTTAGGTGTTTACCCCAGCATGACCGCACACAAAAACAAACCCATGCAATTAAGACCCTACCAGCAACAGCTAGTAACCGACATCCGCCTGCAATACCAGCTAGGCCACCGCAAGGTGCTGGCGGTACTGCCAACCGGCGCTGGCAAGACGGTGTGCTTCAGCCACATCGCCCAAGCTGCCGCCAAGAAAGGCAACCGCATCTGCATTCTTGTTCACCGTGCTGAGCTACTAGATCAAGCCAGCCGCAGCTTGTCCAGCATGTCTGTACAACACGGCCTAATCCAAGCCAACCGCGCTATGGACCTATCTGCGCCGGTGCAGGTTGCCAGCGTGCAGACGCTTGCCCGCAGGCTGCATAAGCTGCCGCGTGACTTCTTCCAGTTGGTGATCATCGACGAGGCCCACCACAGCAATGCCGGCACATGGGCGCGCACACTGGAACACTTCCACCAAGCGCACCTGCTGGGGGTTACCGCAACCCCGATCAGGCTCGACGGCCGCGGCCTTGGCGAGCACTACCAGGCAATGGTGGAGGGCCCCAGCGCTGCTTGGCTAACCGACAACGGCTACCTCGCCCCTGCGCGGGTGCTAGCACCGCCAGGCTTCGATACCACTGGCCTACGCAAGCGGATGGGCGACTTCGACACCAAGGAGGCTGAGCACCGGATCGGCACGATCATGGGCGACTGCTTAAGCCACTACCGCAAACACCTCGACGGGCAGACGGCGATCGCGTTCTGCTGCAGCGTGGCCCATGCAGAAGCAGTGGCACGGCTGTTCATGGGCGCCGGCATTCCAGCCGCAAGCATTGATGGCAGCATGACCAGCGAGCAACGGCGTGACCTGCTGCAGGCGCTAGGTACTGGTCGGATACGCGTGCTCACCTCGTGCGCACTCATTGGCGAAGGCGTGGACGTGCCCTCGGTCGGCGGCTGCATCCTGCTACGGCCTACTGCATCTACCAGCCTGCACCTGCAGATGATCGGTCGCTGCCTTAGGTCATCGCCCGGCAAGGCTGCTGCAGTGGTGCTTGACCACGTCGGCAACACGCTGCGGCTTGGCCATCACCTAGAGCCGCGTGAGTGGACGCTAGACGGCCTAACCAAGCGTGACCGCGACAAGGCGCCATCGGTCAAGGTGTGCCCGCAATGCTTCGCTGCAATGGCTAGCCAGGCTAAGCAGTGCGGTGAGTGCGGCCATACGTTCGCCGCTGAGGCTAGGGAGTTGCAGCAGGTCGAGGGGGAGTTGGTGGAGCTTGAGAGGCAGCAGGCTAAGCGCGAGCAAGGTGGCGCTCAATCGTTGCAGGATCTAATTGCGCTAGGCCACCAACGCGGATACAAAAACCCAGTGGGTTGGGCCAAGCATTTACTAGCCGCCCGCCAAACCAAAGCACAATGGAGCAAAATCAAATGAGCACCAATGAGGACAGAGTTCAACTTGCAACATTGATCAAGGAATTGCCAGTATCCAAGTCTAGTGTTTTTGAATTACTCAAAAACATGGGCATTGAAAGGCAGAGGGGTCATGGTCCAGATGGCAAAAATCGAGTGGCATGGATTGCCCATGATGATGCAGAATCTTTGACCAATGCTGCTAATCAAGTGGCTGATGGATCGCGTCAGATTAGTGACTTCATTTCTAGTAAAACACGAAATCGCAGGGGCACCCAACTAGCGATCAACTGCCCGGCGCCGCTGATGGAGCGCCTTAGGGCTTATGCCGATGATGAGCGCCGCACTGTGACCAGCCTTGTGTTGGAATGGATCGAGGCCGGGCTTAGCAATAAAATAGATTTGCCAGAATCAAAAGTACTAGTGACAAAAGATACAGAATTAGCAGATTTGACTGACCTTGTGATTTCCTTAAAGGAAGACGTTGAAAAATTGCAGGAATGGCGCAATTTATGCGCAAATTATTAAAACAATGAACGTCAACGCGATTACATGTCAGGCTGCGCGGCAAACCAGGATGATTGAATGACCAGCGAACAACACATCCAGCAACACATCCGCCTGACCTGCAGCACCGGTGCTACCAGGCTGTTTCGCAATAACACTGGCACGCTGCGGGACCAGCATGGCCGCCCGGTCAGCTTCGGGCTTGCTCGCGGCTCAGCAGATCTCATCGGCTGGCGCACGGTGACGATCACCCCAGAGATGGTGGGGCAGCAGGTGGCGGTGTTCACCTCTATAGAGGTCAAGACCCCTACCGGCAGGGTGAAGCCAGAGCAGCAGCAGTGGCTAGATGCAGTGCAGGCAGCAGGTGGCATCGCTGGCGTAGCCCGCAGTGTCGAGGATGCCGAGGCACTGTTAAGCAATACGACACCGCAGGGTTGACGAGGGCGGCGCATGGTGTAGGATACGGGGACAGGAGGCGAGAGCTTCCACCCCAACCCAAGAACCATGACTGTTACCACCTTCCGCAGCTCCTACGGCACCTACAACGTGACTCGCGCCGTGCTGGCTTGCCAGCCCGAGATCAGCGCCGAGGGCACTACCACTCAAAACGTGCTGATCTTCGAAACGACTGATCAAACGGAGGCCGTGAGCATTGTCGGCAAGACTCTGTTTCTGCAGGCTGATGGTCGCACCTTTGAATCCAGCTACGACGGCCAGCGCCGCACCTCGCTCAAGCCTTGCGCTCGCAAGCAATACGCCCGCGCATTGCAGCAGGGCTACAGCGCCGACATCGCGCTGATCTACTAACCCCACGCGGCCAGCCGGGGCCGCAACCAATCCGGCGTTAATTACCCCACACCGAGAACCATGGTCAACAACCCTTGGGTTAATCGCATCACCGCATTGGTGTTGCTCGCTGTCATCTACGCCGCTGGCTACGCCGGTGGCCGTGACAACGCCATCCTTGCGCATCACAACCATCCCGCTTGCCATACCAATCTCAAGCCATGAGCGAATCTGACATCTACTGGACCTTCGTTACTGCCATCAAATACGCCGGCAGCTTCTACCAAGCAATGGGCATTGCTGGCCTTGCCGCTGACCCCAACAACAAGCGCCGCATCCTTGCTGCATTTCCTGAAATGGTCGCCACCTACGGCACCGCTAGCAGGCTGCATCAGACCATGCGCGCAGGGGTAGCGGCATGACCAGCAATGCTGACTACCACGCCGACCCAGCTATCAGCGCTAGCCACCTCCATGCAGTGGCTGCCAGCCCCTACCACTACTGGAGCCGCTTCCTAGCACCAGACCGTCCGCCATCAGTGCAGACGGCTGCAATGAAGCTGGGCAGCTTGACCCATTGCGCGGTGCTGGAGCCTGACGAGCTAAGCAAGCGCTACGCCATCTGCCTGCCGCGCAATACCAAAGCCGGCAAGGAAATGGAAGCCGAGATGCAAGCATCTGGCATCGAAGCCGTTACCAGCACCGATATGGAGCAGGCGCTAGCAATGGCCGCCAGCGTGCGCAGCCATCAAGCTGCTGCAGCACTGCTGCGTGACGGCAAGGCAGAGCAGAGCTTCTGGTGGGATGACATCCAAACCGGACTGCGCTGCAAGTGCCGCCCTGACTGGTACGTCGGCAACACCATCGTGGACCTCAAGACTACAATTGATGCCAGTCCTAAGGGGTTTGCTAAGTCAGTTGCGCAATGGCGGTACCACATCCAGCAGAACCACTACCTAGCCGGCACCTTCGCTGAGCGGTTTGTGTTCATTGCTGTTGAGAAAACCTATCCGTATGCCGTTGGCGTGTACGAGCTAGACGAAACTGCAGCGCTGCATGGTGAAGCGGAACGCCGCAACAACCTGCAGACCATTGCCGACTGCCGCGCCATTGCTGAATGGCCTGGTTACGGCAACACCATCCAACCGCTGAGCCTGCCTAAATGGGCGCTTACCGGCACCACAACTATCACCTCCGATGACTTCTAGCTCCCTTGCGCTCTGGACCCCAGAGCAGACCCAACTGATTAGCACCACCATTGCACCTGGCTGCAGCGGTGATGAGCTACGGCTATTTGCCTATGCCTGCCAGCGGACTGGGCTTGACCCCTTCAGCAAGCAGATATACGCCATCAAGCGTGGCGGCAAGATGACCATCCAAGCCGGCATCGACGGCTTGCGCAGCATTGCAGAACGCACTGGGCAACTTGATGGCTCTGAGACGCTCTGGTGCGGTGATGACGGCGTGTGGACTGACGTATGGCTTGGCAGCAAGCCACCTGCTGCGGCCAAGACCACCATCTGGCGCAAGGGTGCCAGCCATCCATTCACTGGTGTTGCCCGCTTTGCTGACTACAACGCTGGCCAGGGCCTATGGACCAAGATGGGCGCCACGATGATCGCCAAGTGCAGCGAGGCCCTAGCACTGCGAAAGGCGTTCCCTGCTGACCTCTCAGGCGTCTACAGCAGCGATGAGATGGAGCAGGCTGTCGAGCCTGTTACCGTGACCAGCACACCAGCACCAGCGCTGCCTGCAGGCGATGACAAGGTATTCACCGCTGGCAAGGCTGCCATTGCAAAGGCGACCAATATGGAAGCCCTAGCCAAAGTGACCGAGCGCATGGAAGCCCGTAAGGGTGACCTATCCGATGAGCAGCAGGAGATCCTGCTGGCGCTTGCGCTGGATAAGGAAGCCAGCTTTGCCACTGCTGAAGAGGATCCATTTGATGACTGAGCCGTACCTGACGACTGACCAGCTTGCCGCGCGTTGGGGGTTGCAACCAGCAGCCATCAAAAACCAACGCGCACGCGGCATCGGTCCTAGGTACTACACCATCCCGCGTATCGGCTTTCCTGCTGGTACGCCACGGGTGCGGTATCCGCTAGCGCAAGTGCTGGCATTTGAAGAATCCAATCAAATCACCCCTAACTGACATGAGCCTTTACGCATCCGGCATCATTCGCATCATCACTGACCCATCACTGCGCACATTCGATAGCGGCACCATGGTCGCTAACTTTGCAGGTGGCATCCAAGAGGGCAAGGATAAAGACGGCAACTGGATCAACAATGCAATCGACATTGAGATCTGGGGTAAGTCTGCCGAGGTAGTAGTTGACCGCTGCAAGAAAGGCGACAGCATTTTTGTAACGGGCAACGTGCGCCGCCAAGAGTGGGCTGACAAGGAAACTGGCTCCAAACGCAGCAAGCATGTATTTAGCGTGCAGCGGTTTGAGTTCCTGCCACGCACCGCGCAAGCTAACGATGAGGTTGCTTTCTGATGACTAAAACACGAGCCGT